CAATATTCAAAGAACCATCACGCATCTTATTACAACGCACGAAGGTGTCTTTCATTCCATCACCCATTCCTAAAGATGATCTTTCAATTTTCTCGCCTCTCTTCTCAAGTGACGCCAGTCTTTTACGACCTAATCTTCTACTTCCCATAACATTTTCTCCTTATTTATATTTATATGTTATTGCAATAACTTGTTTTACCCAATGATTTAGCACCAGCCACCTCGGTATTAAATCTTTCTATGGGCAGTGGCCTCGCCCAAAGGAGAATAATCCAAGTTAAAGTAATTAGTATCCTTAAAACAAAAAGCCCCCTCGCTCAAAGAACGAGGGGGCCTAAGGTTTAGCTAATTAGTTATCTCAGCTGGAGCCTTCCTCGCCGAGGAGACCACGCACGATAACAAGACCATACATATCTGGACGAACCATCTTCTTGGCATAGCGAGTCATAACGCCCTTACGTGGGACGAAATCTTCAGGGCCAAAGATAGTTGGTGTTGTCTGGAGTGGGACGTATGGAGCATACACATAGCCGCTCTCAAGGAAAGAAGCACCACGACGACCAACGAGGATCACGTTACGGAGGAAGTATGGGTCAACGATGACATCAAACTTCTTGCTGAGGGAACCAACGTTCACAGCACCAATGGAGCCGGTCTCGTCGTCAGCAGTAACGCTAGCGCGGAAGCCAGCAGTGAACTCAAGCACGTTAGCAACTTCAGGTCCGCAGACGATGAAGTTAGCGCCACCACGAAGAGTCTTGCGGTGAATCTGAGCGGAAACATCGTTGATGGTCTCAACGAGTGTCTCGTACCACTCGGAAACTGTGCCGGTGAAGTCTGGAGCAGCAGAAGCAGCACCAAGCTCAGCACCTGTCTCACGGTTCACGAAGAGGCCT